TCACCCAGAATTGCACGTCATCAAGGCTGTTAATGGCTTTGATGCATAATTGAGGATTAATGATTTAGGGCGAGTTTCATTTCCACCTGTTGCCATTGGGCTATCTAATAGCGGATGCATAAATCCATTATCACTGAGATTATCATCAGTTGTAGTTGCAGTGCGTAATCGTGAATCTATAACTGTTTTCGTTTTGTCATAAAAAATATTACTATCACTTGAATTAACCCAGTGTGTTCTCACTTTGTGAACGTGCTTTTTAATCTCGTCACTTTGCGTTTCACCAACCGATAAATTGTTTGATGCATTTCTAATAAATCGGTCTTCAGCTAATGGCACATTTGAAAGAGAACCATATTTACCGACTAAGTGACGATATAACTCGGGGTAATTTTGCTGTGTAACGGTTGTTCTGATTGAATCAAAGGCAATCCAGCCTGCAGGAATGTTATCCACGGCAAAATAAGCCGTCATGCCTGTGTCGCTACGAGTTAAATCAGGAAGTTGGTTGCTGTCGCCCAAAGTGCGGTATAAATCGGGAAAGGTTTGTTGGTTAAATGTCGTGCCATCGGCTTTTAAAAAACCAACGGGATTAGTTACCGCACGAGGAAATGACACCACCGCACCAATAGGCACGCCGTCGCCGCCTGTCTCTTTCCATTCTGACCAATTTGAGCCATTAAAAAAGCGTGTTTTGATTTTGTTATCATTTGCTTTACGTGCAATTTGACGCACCGCATTTGTTGCCCCACCGCTAACTACTTCAATATGCCATGCCCCATTTTCGGGTAGATTTTGACCGCTTGCTAAGTAATAATTGCCATCGGTTTTATAGCCATTGGCATCGCCCTGCCCTTGTTCTACTTTAAAATTCCCAATACCATAGCCTGCAAGTGTATTAGGTTTGTTTATAATATGTTCGTTAAAACGAGGTTTGTAGCCCTCATGGAAAAGATGATAATTATTATACGAAATACGATGATTTGAGCCGTGTAATCTCAATGTATCATCGCCAAATACCAGATGTGCATTATCAGAATCTGCACCAATATAGACTTTATACCCATTATCCCAGTGTCCTTTATTTGCAGAAATCAACACGCCATTTTGGAATTTAGTCTGGCTACGGAATAATTTATCCCCCGCTATTTCTTCATTGCCACTTAACCCCACTTTACCGTCCGCCGTAGTTTTGGCTTCTACTGCTTTGTCATAGGCGGTTTTCACGGCTTTTGATGTTGCAGCTTCGGTTTCGCTGTTGCTGTTAGTAGCTGAGCTTAGTTGCACAATGCCTTTTTTTGTGATGCTGGCAATTGGTAACTTGTGCGTATGACCCCATTTATCTTGGGTGTTTTCGGTTGTGTCATCTAATGTGAGCGGATTCATGCCTAAAAACGGCGAAAGCAAGCGGCGATCTGTCACATTGCCTTGGCTATCAATATCCGCCAGAATTTGTACATAATGTTGGCGGTTTGCAGTATCTACATAATCTGCTTTTGATTGGGTGAGATACTTAATTTCGGTTTGGTATTCTCCCGTTACGGTGCAATGATGTACTAGATCGGCATAAACTGAACATGGCAAATTGTTTGCTGTGAGGTTATAAAGTGCGGATAAATCCATACGAACGCCTTCAACATAAGCCGTGCCTGGTTGAATCGTAAATTGATTGCCTGTTTTACGTTTAACCAGAAAACTATCATCGAAAAATACTGCTCTGCCATACAGATCACGATTGGTTAAACGAATTTTTTCATCAAGTCCATGTAGTCGCACAGTAAAATCAATTTGCCAAGTGTTCGCATTGACATTAATGCCCGTTAGAGCTTTTGCGCCACTAAATTCTAAAAGCATATTGCGCGTAATACTGTTGCCTTGCACAGCATTTTTATTTCGGATTTTTTTCACTGTATCGGTTTGCACCGCAACAGCTAAAAGATTTTTAGAACGATTAATCAAACCAATAAAATTGAAATCAAAATCGCCGACTTCAGTACCAATCGTCACAGAATACACAACGGCATTTTCATTAATCACGCCACTTTGCGATACGGCTTGGCGATGTACAATTTGTGCCGATGTCGGCATAGTGAGATATTGCGCAAGATTGTTCTCATTTAAACCTGGGATGTTGGCAAAAATAAATTCATCAAACTGTACTGTGCCACGTGCAATAGTTTGTTCTGCAACGTAGCGTTCAAATTGTGGCGTAATTAAACTAGCCATAAATAAACCTCTTATTATTGTTATTATCCGTTTACTTTCACATAAAAACTTTGGTGATCATGGTTAAATTCGCCGTGATAAATACTTACGGTTTCTTTAGTGATCACTTCAAAGGTATAACGCCGACAAGTGCGGCCATATTTTCGAATGATTAAATTGAGTAATTCTGTTTTCTTTGCTAATTGTGAATCACTGATTCGAATTTTGATCACATCCCAATTTTCCCTATCGAACCGTTCTTCAATTTCTACATAGCCAATGCCAAGGCGTTCAAAAATGCGGATAAAGCCCGCTTTACTGCCAGCATCTTTCGCATTTAAAAAGGCATATTTCACGCGCTTGCGGAATAGCTCTAACGGCTCTCCCTCAAATCGTTCTACGTCGCGTTGATAGGCGATTAAATTTAAAATGCGTTCACTGCAGTGTTCTTCATCTAAAATATTGAAGGGAAATTTGACCGCACTTAACACATAATCCCACCATTTTCCGAATAGCACAGCGATTTTGCTTAATTCGCCTTTATCCATCCAAAAGGGCAATTTTATTTTCATTTTTGCCCCTTACTTTTGGACTGTGACGGATAATTGCTGAATGCGTGGAATAGATAACTCGCTTTGAATGTCGATTTGCCCCCATACGATAGATGCAATTTCGCTGATGTTGTCGTGAATTTCCTCGCCCAATTTCGACCAACTAAAACGGCTAAAAGGGTAAGTCCTTGTTACGCCATAATTATTATTTTCGCGAAATGCGCAGCGGATCATATTTTCCACTTGTTGCACGATTTCTTGTTTACGCACATCGCCGACAAAAATAGATGGCTGGAAGTAAATGGCGCACGTTAAATTGTGTTTAGTTTCTGGCATGGCGTAGCAAATTAAATCGTCACCGTGTCCATGAAAACCCTCGTCACGTACATGGCGATTGACTTTATCAATAAACGGCTGACTGGTTACACCCGTGTCCAATAACAAATAAGCGTTTGCTGTACCTGGCCCACGTGGTGCATCGTGTTTAAAATAAATTCTGTCCACCGATAAGGCGGCGACTTTCGCAATCATGCCTTTGTAAACACTGTCAATATGGTGTTGCCCAACACTCGAAAATTGCGTGCGATAACGTTCTCGTAATTCGTCGTTAGTTTCTCTGTCAGCACCTGGCGATGTTAGCCAATCTTCTAAATTTTCTACCGCACTTACCCCTGCGATAGATTCTGGCAAAATACGGTAATAACCTGCAGCCAAATTGAAATTTGCGCCAGCCTGCTCTGCGATTACTGGCACAGGCGCACGCAACACACCTTTAGGAATAATGGTTTCTTGCGTGACAATCAAACGGAAAATCACATCATTAATACGCTCTGTCTGAATCACTGTGCCCGCTTTAATTGTCAGATCGGTTACATCGCTTTCTTTTGTAAAATGCACGACGCCTTCTGCTTTTGTTGCGGCTTTAAAATCTAAGCCCACTGCCCAGGCTTGAATTTGTAACCAACTGTCTTTTGCCGTTTTTACAAATAAATTCGGCAGAATTTCAGCAATTAAATGATCTGTCAGCCACTTCACAGGCTTAACCGCAATAGCAGTGATTAATCGCCAGAATGGACTCATTCGGCTTGTATTAGTGATTAACCCTTCTTTTTCGGTTAAGCGTTCAAATTCTTGTCGGATTTGCGTTTCTTCTGTGGGCAATCCACTTTCAGCTAACATTTGTTTAAAATTTTCACTCATTTAAACGTAACTCCAATTCATCAAGTCGCCCAAATTCATAAGTTTCAGCGGTAATAAATAACTGCCCTAAACGTTCTTCGCTAATGGAAACAGTACCTGGAATCAAGCGCACATCTTCTTCAACCAATAACACCATTTGCAAAATAATATCGCGGCGTAAAATGCGCGAACGCTCTGCGATAAGTTGTGTCGCCAATCCACTTTCTAAAATGGCGTGTTTAATATCTTGCGCAATAGATATTCGGTTATCGCAAATTAACGGCTGATTGCCGCTATCTAGCGTAATGTTTTCGCCCGTAATCAGTAAATCAAGGTAAAGTTTTTCCATTTATCACCCTGCTGCTAACTGTTCTTTATTGCGCAATTTCTGCCAAATTTCTTCACTGTTGTTACTATTGATAGTGACACCACCATAGTTTACGGTGCGTTGTTCTGTGCGGTTTTGTGTCAATGTTTTTGTTACAGATCCTTGAGGCATTGAATTTAATTGTGGTTTTAGGCTATTTGGTAAATCAATACTTGGGGATTTTCTCCAGGATGTATTATCTACTGCAGCGTTTAATCCTAAACTTGAGATATTTGACGCAGCGGTTACTGTTGTTACCTGTGCATCATCACTTAACCAAGTATTCGGAATTTTAGGTAATTCAAAGCCAATTTTCCCACTGACTATATTGACTTTATCAATAATCCAATTAATCGTATTGATAAATTGATCTTTAATCCCTTTTAAAATCGTTGTAAAAATTTGACCAATTCCTGTCGCTAAGCCTTTGAATATATCCCACGCACTTTTGCTTTCCCAATCATCAATGACATTATGCCAAGTGGCGATAATGACATCGGCGACATTGCTAAAAATAGTCGCTACCGCTTCAATTTGCCGTGCAATTAATTCAATAACGGCAACAATTCCATTAAATACCATTCCCACAGCAAAGCCAGCCACTGTTGCGATATCCTGAAATGTCAATATTGTTTGAAATGAATCTGGAAATAAATCAAATAATTTGATAACTGCCGAGCCGAATTTTTTAAATGCTCCCCAAATTAAATAAATAGCATTTAAAAGTGGTTCAACTGATACGCCAGCTAATTTAAAACCTTGTACAAATGAATCAATAAATTGAAGAATTTTTGTACGAAATTTATAAACAATAGCTACTACAAAAATAATTTTAGCGGTAAAAATAAGAATAGGTGCCAAAATTGTGAACAATGAGATACCTAAAATTTTAATTACACCAATTAACCCACTAAATAATGTGATAGCTGCAGCAACTCCCGCAGATCCAATTAGTAATCCCATTACATAACCAATCCAGCGTGCAATATTTTTATAGGTTTTGAGCCAATCAATAAATTTTTGTCCTAGATCTGCCACCTTGTGCATAATAGGATCAAGTTTTTTCAATATTTCGCCCCCAATTGCCGTTTTGACACCCGTTATAATTTGACTAAGGCGCGACCAAGGATCAACCATTGAACGAGCCATTTGTGCCAAGGCTTTTGTGTCGCTGACTTTTGTAATAGCGGCGATGTTATTTTTTAATTCTTTCGTTTTCGGCAAGAGTAATTTAATTAAATCGACCGCTTGATCACTGCCAAAGGCTTTTTTCAGTTTTGCTGCTTGTGCGACATCTAAGGTATCGCCAAATTTACCTTTAATTTTGTTAAGAATGGTTACCATATCTAGCATATCGCCATTGGTATCAACAAAACTTAAGCCTAATTCTTTTTGCGCACCACTCACGCCAGCTAAAAAGGCTTTGTATTTTGTCCCTGCTTCGCTTCCGCTCATTGTGGCTTGTAAGTTACCTAACACGCCAAATTGCTCTGCTACATCAATTTTTGCGGCTTTTGCGGCTGCGCCTAACGAGGTAAATGCCGCACTCATTCCATCGCCTGAGGTTTTAAACATTTTCACCGCAAGGGCAGTCTGCCCTGCAATTTTATTTACCCAATTTGCATTTCCTAGTTTGGCGGCATCTTCAGCAAAAATACCGTACATTGTGCCCATATAATTGGTAATGGTCGCTGCGCTGGCTTTTGTGCCCTTGGCTAATAAATTTGATGTTTGGGTAAATTCGGCTAATTCGTTACCATTTAGCCCTGCAATCGCTGATTGAATATCGTAAGAAGATCGCACAAAATTCACCGCACTTTCGCCATATTGACTGGAAAAATTAAGGGCAGTTTTGCTTAGTTTCTCTAACGCATCATCGGCAACCCCAAGGGAGCGAACTTCGCCTATGGCGCGATTTAACTCAATGGCGGGATCTAGCGCACTTTTTAAGGCAAAGCCTGCACCGACAATACCTGCCACACCCAGCCCGATTTTTTTCATTGCTGCTTCGCCACGTTTGCCCAAATCATCAATAGACTTCATGACCCCTTTCAACGGTGCTGAAAGTTGGTCTGTTAAGCTGATGATATATTCAAGCCCTTGTGCTGCTGACATAATGAAATCCTAAAAGACTTTGGCGATACCGCTTGCGACGGCGTTTGCCTGTTGTTCAAAATACTGTTTGTGTAACCATATTGCGCGTGCTAAGTTGTAGTCGCTGTTATCGGCGTGTGGTAAATAGTGCATACGTAGCGCAATGGCTTGTGATAACCCGTTGCGCTCGATACTTGCCACACGCTCCGTTAGTTTTTTACGGTAATTTGAATTTCTGGCACAAACACTTCATTTACTTTCGCTGCTAGCTGTGCCGCCAGTGTTGGCACGTGAATAATTTCAAGCAATGCCTCTTTTTGTTCGCGCGCAACAATCGCCAGTAAATAATCTTTGATAGGTGTCACTTTATTGTTACTTTCAATGTCATTTAACATTTGATCGTAAGCCGCGTTATCTCGAATAAAGGTAAAATCAACGCCTGCAACATTTAATGTGACGGAATCTTTAAGATTTCCAGTAAGTTTTTCTAACAATGATTGCGCTTGTGTTTTTTCCATTTTTTAGTTTTCCTTTTTGGTTTCTGTTTTGGTTGTTGAAATCGGTGATGCACTTATTGATAGCCGCATAAGCCGTAGTGCAAATCTCCAAGCGGTCTAAGGCTTGATTTAAACCCTCTGCTAAATCGCCGTTAGTGCGAATATTCACGCTTAATGCTCTGCATTCGGTGGTTTGTGGGCAAATCAACCGAATATTATTTGGCTTGGGTGCGGTGGTTGAGCACGCCAGCAACATCGTTAGGCACGCGGCCATAAGTCCAATTTTTATTTTCTGCATTGTTTAGCACGTCCTTTAGTTGTTGGCTGCGTTGTTCGGCTTTTTTGTTTGCTTGGTTGAGTTGAGAAGTCAATTTTGCATTTTGTGTTTCATACCGTTGCAACATCACTTTATTTTGTTTGATGGTTTGTTCACTTTGTTTAAGTAAAAGTGCGGTGGTTTCTGCTTGCTTTTTATAGTGCAAGGTAGAACCAATACAACCCACAAACACCATCAAAAATACACCGATAAATAAGGCTTTAAATTCCATTATTCCCCCAAACATAGGGCTTTTTCTTTTGCTCTGCGGTTTTGTAAGCCTTTTAGCACACGTCCGCCTGATTTGTTAAAATCTTCAATACGATTACACATTAATATCCAGTTTTCCGCTTGTGCTGCGCGATAAATCGTGGTTGCGACACGTTTACCTTGGGTTTTGCTGTAATAGGTTTTGATGTTGCCACAGCCCACATTAAAGGCGAGTGAGGTCATTGCATCATATTGATCTTGATTCATCTTTCTGCCGTTAAAATCGGCATTAATGCAATTTTCAGCCTCTTTGATGTTTTGGCGTAAATCGGTTGCTACTTCATCAATGGTTAAAATTTTGGTTTTATCTACGTTATAGGTGTTTCCAACTCCATTTGTCCACACATCAGCAGGGCATTTGTACGGATTACGCACGCAACCTTCTAAATTCACAATCATTGACACCGCTTTTGGGCTAATTTGATTTTGTTGTTGCGTTGGTAAGCCTTTCTGCTGGGCAAAAAAAGCGGCTGCGACAGCTGCGGCTGAACATAAAATCATTGCACCAAATTTTTTACTCATCTATTGCTATCCCTAATTTTTTTGCTTCAATTTTTGCTACCAACATTTTGTAGGCTAATTCATCTTTGCGTGCTTGTACGTCTTCTTTGTATTTTCGGTAAGCGATCCACACTGAAACCGCACCAAATAAAATACCGAATAATGATGCCCATTCATGCAAGCTATATCCTGAAATAAGCGCAGTGAGTGAGCCAATAAACGGAATTGTGCTATCTATTTTGCTATTCATAAAATTTCCTTAAAACATTTAGGAAACTGACCGCACTTGCTTGTTTATTATTGTTATACGTCAGCACAGTCAGCCCCTAAATTCGCTTAGCCGAGAAGATCGCGTGTATCTTCATCAGATAAATACGATACCCCGTTAATACGTACAAAATCTGGGCTTGTCACAAAATATTTTAGTTTTTTCATGGATTTAGCCCCGCCCTTCGGATCGATATTTAACACATCCGTTAAAATAATCTTATTGCCAAAGGTTTCCACTTTGTCGCGAATCCCACCACGTTGTGCAAAGAAGGTAAAATCCGTTTCGGGTAAACTGCGATAACTTCCTGCTGCGGCGGCTGCAGCTGATAATTTTGAGAAATTTTTTGCATCTAATTCAATTTCGCCTTCTGCTGCCACATCACCGCTTACCCAACCATCTGGAATTCCACGTGTTTGTACAACGGTACTATTATCTGTAATGGATAAACTGATAGACTCTGCATGAATAGGCAACCCGAATAAATAGAAGTCAAAACTCATTCCACTAATACGTTCCATTGTTTACTCTCCTAAGCTGTCTAAATCTAAGAAAATATTTGCCGTAATCTCTTTCGGGCAATCGTAAGGGCGAACCTTGATGTAAATGGTTACCTTGGTTTTGCTTTGCCATACAATCGTGATGGCATCATCTTTCGGTGGCATACATTCGCCTGGGAAATCCTTGCCGTTGATGGTTGCGGATTTGCTCATATCACGAAGCGGTTTGGCGAAATAATTTTTGTGATATTCCGTGCTTGATGTTGTGGAGTTAAAAGAACGATCTGCAATTTTCCCAATCGCTAATAAACGCACTTTACGCGCCACTTTATCCACTACACGCAGGTTCTCAATCACTTGATAATCGCCCCCTTCTACATCTAACGTGCGACCGTCTGCCCAGTAATAGCCGTCATAATCGGGGTACCACATCGGCACAGAATAACGCGCGGTTTCAAGGGATTTTAAATGCGCAAGAGTAAGCTCGTTTCCGTCTTTATCCAGTGGTTTATTGGCACTGCCTAGGCTCACTAACGCGCCTGTTTGTACCCGTGCTGGGCTGTCTGCCACGGTGACGGCACGATTTGCTAATCGCCCTGCCAATACGCCTGTTTCATTGCCAAATAATAAAGGCACTAAGCAAACGTGGTCGGCGACAATGGTTTGTTGCAAAGTGGTAAGTTTCTGTACATATTGATCCCATGTTTCACCGTCAGATTGATCATGATTAATACCTTGTACAGCTTGGATAAAGAAGGTACGACGACCGAATTTAGCAAGTAGTTCTGCATAGCATTCTTGCAGTTTGCCAATACTTGCTTTATCTACGCCTAAATATCTAGTATTGACACAATATTCAAAAGAGGCGGTTTGATTGGCTTTTTTCACACATTCGACAAAGTCGTAACCGTCTTCTTGTGCGATATACACGTGTGCGAACCAGTTTTGCCCAGCATTAAGCATTGCCGCACGCACTTGTTTTTTTAAGTCGGTATCGGTTTCGCCAAATACTTTGTCAAAATCAGAATCGGGCGTTAATGCCAATAACTTTCCTTGATTAGTGGTGCCTACGCCAACAAATAATGCGTGGCGTTCAATTTCCTTGGTTTCGCCACTTAACTGATTAAGGGCGTTAATTTGTACAGATGGGAACATTCGTTACTGTCCTCTTATGGTTGTGATAAAAAATTTATTTTTTAGAAAACTTCTTGTATTCAATCCAAGCACGGATAATTTCAGGCGAACGCCACACTGCAATAGCAATCAGTAATAATGCAAAGAGTAAATAAGCGTTGTTCATCGTGGAAATCTCCTTGATTAGTTGGATAAATTGAATATAATCATTCATATTAATTAACTCCTTATTGGTTAATGGTTTGTAAGGGGTTTACAACCTCGAATCATTGCCGTGATTCGGGGTTATTTTTTATTTGTATTCACCTGATAAAAACTTCAGTGTAATTTCTCGTAGAATATCTACGTTTTCTTTTTCTCTTGTATCTAAGAATGGTCTTGCTGGTACATGAATTTCCCAGTTTGTTTTTCCGTTGCCTGCATTCACTTTATTTTCTAAGCGGCGGATCTCCATACTCGCCCATGTCCTCGTTAATCTTTCACGAATTTCTTTAATGGTATAAAGCCGGTATTTTGTTTTTCCCTGTCTATTTTTCCCGTTACGTTTTCTATACCCCAATGATCTTAATTTTTGGGCTTGTCTAATTGTGGCACGGTCATTGCCTGAACCATTTTTGTTTTTGTCCGTTGCAAAAACTCTAAAATGCTCTGTAAATCCGTCTTGTTGTTTTTGTGCGATTTCACCTGTTAATGGATTCTTATAGTAAATTCGCCCTTTTCCTCGTTCTTCTGCAAGAATTGAAGCATAACGAAGAACTTTTTTTAACAATCGTTTATTTTTGATTTCACCATCTACGGGCTTGCGCTTTTCCCAGGCTGTTCCATCTGGTGAGTGTTGTTCTCTGATGTTTTTTTGAGATTTACGCTTTATTGCACCTAATGTCCAGGTAAGAATTTTTTTCTTTTGTTTTCCGGTTAAGTTTAATGTACGTAAATCTCTAACAAAGGCATCTAAATCTTCTTGCTTTAATCCGAGCCTAATTTGCATCTACTATCGCCTCAAGTTCTATTTCTTTTGCGATCCAAACATCAATAGTCGATAAGCTATATTTCTTGTTATCAATGTCCAATTCGCCGTTTTTGTCTTCAATGGCGGTTAATGGCTCTTGAAAACTAATGGTAAAACTCATATCAGCCACATCATCATTAATAATTTCAATGTCAAAGGGCGTTTCGTAATTGTCGAGACAATCGCGCATATCGTCATTTTCATTGAGCCAAATTTGAATTAATGCCATTAAGTAAGCCGGTGATATTTCCTTAAAAGGAAATTCGTTAAAAAACAGAATACCGTCATATTGAATATGACAAATTTCGATCCCATTATTGGTCACTTGCTTGCCTTGGTTCACCAGCTTTCCGTTTTCCATCCAACTATAAAAATTGCCGTGGTAGCGTTTCGGCAATTTGGTGAGCAAAAAATCAGTGAGTTGCTGATACAGCATTTTCTTTACAGCAGCCATACCGATCCCCGTTTTTTACCTTTCAATGTGCGGATAGCGTGGGTTGCCTCTGCCAATAGGCTTTTTTGCTCGACCACGTAATCACGATTTTGATGAATCTCACGCCCTGAAAGGGTGTTAAATTCGGGTAATAGTTCCGCTTTTGCTCGGGCAAAGACCGCTTTTTTATAAAGGGTTTCAGCGTAGTTTTCGCCATTAATCCGCTGTGTTGAAATTTCTTGCACAGAATTGACCGCACTTTTACGGTGATTTTCTTCAACTTCGGCAAGATCTAAATTAACGCCTTGCATGGCGGCAATGAGTGCCGTTTTCACCATTTCCACAGGAATTTGTAATGGAATGGCGCGTTGCTTTTGAAACTCTTCAACATAAATATCCGACCAAAAGCCGTTATTTGTGATGACGGTATCGTCGTAATCTTGCGTTCTGCCGTTAAACATTGCCTTCCTCGCTGTTTTGGAGTGGGCAGGCAGTGAGTTTTTTTATCACAAGATCAAAATTAATTTGACTTGATTCCAAACTCAAGCCTGCCACTTGGGGAAGACTTGTTGGGTCATATTTACCCGATTTTGCCAATGCGTTTAAACGCATGACACAACGCTCAATCATATTTTTTACACCCGCTTTCTGATTGAGTTGGAAAGTGCGGTTACACAATTGGATAGCCAGCACAAGTGTTTCGGCATCATCAATACCACTGGCTTGTACTTTGCCTTGTGGACTGCGTAAAAGCAGTGCCGCCGCTAATTTGAGCCACTTCGCCGTGACAATTTCGTGCAACTTCCACTGGGTCGCCACGTTTTTAAAAGTTTGTGAAAAATATGGCTCCACGGATTGACCTGCTGAGGCGGTTTTATCGGTCCAGTTGTAAATTTGGTCTGCGACAAAGTTTGGCAATGTGGTTTGCCACCCTTGCGGCATAGATTGATTTTGCTCAATTGCTTTTTCAGCCAGTGACAAGGCTCGGTCAAAATCAGCAATGTCAAACAAATACACAATGCAATAAACCAAGTAATCATTCTGATAAATTGCCCCTTTATCTAAATATTCATTCACAAAGGGCAACCACTTCGGCAAAAAGCGGTCACGCTTGTAATCTAATTTTTCGGCACGTGTCGAGAATGCGCGTACTGCGTTCACATCATTTTGTAAGGCGATTTCAAGCACGGCATAATCATTACCGTGAGTCGCAACCGCACTTTGTTGTGTAATGCTCTCTGATACTTGATTAATTTCTGCTAGTGCCTGCATTTGGCGTTGAAAATCTCGCATTCCCATTTATTGTTAATTCCTATACTTCGCCGTTTAATTTCACTTTGGTGTGGTCGATTGCAGTCATTAAACCTAAATCTTCCACAACATAGCCTTCTTGTCGGTAGTAAGATGTCACCAAACCTTTTTTATCTTCATCGTTACGTAAAGAGCGACGTACACTTTCAGCCTCGGTGTACACACTTAAATTTTTAAGGGTTGTCACTGCTGCAGCACGTGCTGGGAAGTTTGGTGGGGTAATGGCATTCATTCCACCGAATGAGCCCATTAAGTTATGTGAACCTAATGCAGCTTTTTCCGTAGGGGTTAAGCCATGTTTTTGCTGAATGAGTTTCGTTTCTTTGCTGACTAAGTCTGCACCAACAAGGAAGACTAAGTCATTACGGTTTTGATGACGGAAATCTAAGCCTTGTTTTAAGTCAAAGGCTAAATCATCAAGATTCGCGTAATCGGCGTTATCACCAAAAATGGTAATTTTGCCTGAGGATTTTGTAGATTCGGTCATAAAGTTGGCTGCACGTTGTTCTTGTAAAAGTTTCAACCAGCCTTTATTCACATCTGATAAATCCGTTTTTGTAGTGTTAGTCGCCACGCTTTGACCATTCCAGCCAATTTGCAAAATATCAAGGGCAACTTGGTTTTGGAAATATTCGCTGTAAAGTTCTACAAGACGGTCTTTGAAAATTGCGAATGAATCAAATAACGACCAATTCACTAAAATGCCGCTATCGGTTTCGGATAACTCATACCCGTTTTGAGAGTGATCTAATGTTGCAAGGTTTCGGCCTGTTTGTTTACGACCGGTTACGCCTTTTTCGGTTGCACCGAATAATTTAGTACCTTTAGTATGCGCAACTTGCACCATGTTAATTCCTTTCAAGAAATCAGAACGCTGTTGAATGTTTTCGCCCAATAATGCTGCTTCAGGTGCTTTAAGTGCAAAACTTTCTCCACGCAACACTGAATCAAGAGGTTGATTAAAGTGTTTCGCTAATGCTGCCGCTAGGGCGTAATACGCTTGTTTATTCATTGTTAGAATCCTTTTGATAAGTCGATGTTGTAACCGTTTAAGCTATAAACATTTTCGTTTTCTACTGTTGGTACACCGCTTGGCACAGTGGTTTGTTCTTGGCTTAATTCGTTGAATTTTTTATCCAACGCCTGAACCGTTGTTAAAAGTTGATTGAACTGCTCTGCTGTTACGCTTTGCGGCTGTTCATCTTTCTTTTCTTCTGGTTTGTTTTTTGGTTCTTTGGTTTCTACTTTGGCTGAAAAATGATTGTCAATTTTTGCGCCTAAACCATTCACCGCCTCAATTAGTTGCTCGAACTGTTTATCGTTCATTGCATCGTCCTCTTTATTATTGTTGTTATTGGGAGTTAGTTGTTCTTCCGTTTGGGTGGAAGATGAAAATAACTTTTTAAAAGCATTCGCTAAGGTGCGTAATGCCTTATCTTCTTCAACATCTTCTTTTGCAGAAAAATCTACTTTGATAAATTCACCGCAAACACTGCCTTTTTGTTCAACATTGAAAAATTTTAATTCTGTAGTACCTATGGATGCTGGGGAATCTGTTACACCTAAACCTGATAAGTAGGCTTTTCCGCTGTTGCGGAAATTCGGGGTAATTTCAATACTGGTGAATAAGTATTGTCCTGCACGGTTGTATTCGATTAATTCTTTATTGGGTGCGATGATGGCAAAAAGTTGAGTTTCGCCTTTTTCGTTTTCTTCGGTTTTCAGCTCGATCACTTGTCCCATATTGAACCAACGACGATGTTCTGGCCATAGATTCGCAGTGTAGTGTTCGGGATCGTAGGTTTCTGCCATTTCGTGCAATTCTTGGGCGGTGATTTGGCGGCCGTCCACGGTGTAGCCCGATGTAGCGATACAAATAAAATCAGTTTTTAGTTTTGATTTATTCATTTTAAAAATGCCTGCGTTTTCGCTTTGTTTGCTTAAGTGCGGTCATTTTTGCCGATCTTTTTTACAAAATCACTGGGCAAAATTTGGATATCTTCGGATATAGACGGATAACGTGCTATATCCGAAGATATCCAAATCTTGCCATTAAATTTTTGCGGTTTTTGTTGCCACAATACATCCACAAAACAACAGCAAGATAAAAAAATGACGGAATCTAAGCTAAGAAAAAGAAAAACAAAACGCTACGATGACGAAGTGATTTATGCGGCAAAGTTTTTATATTTAAAAAAATACACGCCGAAAGAGATCGCTGAAGAATTAGGTTTAAATAGCACACGCCCGATTTACTATTGGGCGGAAAAATACAACTGGCGCAATTTAATCAGCGAAAGCGGGATTGAAGAATTAATTGCGTTACGCATTATTACGCTGACAGAACGTGAAAACAAAAGTGATCAAGAAATCAAAGAACTTGAAGCCCTGATCGATAAAGATATTCAGTATAAAAAGCAACGTGCCGCAACGGTAGCTAAAGTGACAGCAAAAAGCGCGGTCAATTCTGCCGATGTTTCCAGCAGTGATCGTTCCTTTGCCGATAGTGGCGATGGTGACGAACATAAAAAGAAAAAGCGGGTAAAAAATGATATTTCCCACGTCTCGCCCGAAATGTGCCAGCCGTTTATTGATTCGTTATTTGATTATCAAAAACACATCCGCGCTAACAAGCACCACGATGTGCGCAATATTCTGAAATCGCGCCAAATTGGGGCGACCTATTATTTTAGTTTTGAAGCGTTGGAAGATGCAATTTTCAGCGGTGACAATCAAATTTTCTTATCCGCCAGTAAACGGCAAGCAGAAATCTTTAAAAATTACATTGTGAAGATGGCGAGGGAATATTTCGGTGTTGAGCTGACTGGCAACCCGATTATTTTAAGCAATGGCGCGGAACTGCATTTTTTATCGACCAACAAAAACACGTCACAAGGTAACAGTGGCCATGTGTATGGTGACGAATACGCATGGATTCGAGATTTCCAACGATTCAATGATGTGGCTTCTGCGATGGCAACACACGCGAAATGGCGCGAAACCTATTTCAGCACACCGTCTTCAAAATTCCACGAATCTTATTCGTTCTGGAGTGGCGATAACTGGCGAGATGGCGACCCTAAACGCAAAAACGTGCCATTCCCAACTTTTGCAGAATTGCGTGACGGTGGGCGACTTTGTCCAGATGGTCAGTGGCGTTATGTGGTAACCATTGAAGACGCACTAAAAGGCGGTGCGGGCACGTTATTTAACATTGAAAAACTGAAACAACGCTATAGCAAATATGCGTTTAATCAGCTTTATATGTGCGTTTGGATTGATGATGCGGATTCTATTTTCACCGTTCATCAACTTTTAAAATGTGGTGTAGATATTTCGAAATGGAAAGACTTTAACCCGAAAGCGGATCGCCCTTTTGGTGATCGTGAAGTTTGGGGCGGATTCGACCCCGCACACAGTGGCGATGGGGCAAGTTTTGTGATTATTGCTCCGCCAGCCTTACCCAGTGAGAAATATCGCGTGCTTGCACGTTATCAATGGAATGGACTTTCCTATGTCTATCAAGCCAATCAAATTCGTGCCCTTTATGAAAAATACAATATGACTTACATCGGCATTGATGCCACAGGCGTGGGCTATGGGGTTTATGAGTTGGTGAAAGAGTTTGCACGCCGTGCCGCCACTGCCATTATTTACAACCCAGAAAGTAAGACGGGTATGGTGCTGAAAGTACATGATTTGGTTGAGCATGGGCAAATTGAGTGGAGCGAAAGCGAATTAGATATTGTACCGAGCTTTTTAATGATTAAGCACCAATCAACCAAAAGTGGCAATACGATGACATTTACGGCTGAACGCACTGTGAAAACACAGCACGCCGATGTGTTTTTTGCCATTTGTAACGCCATTAATAAAAAATCCTTAAGTGATAAACCTCGCAAACGTCGCGGATGGAGCGTACTAAATGAAAACTAATGTAAAAACAGACAATAAAAAAGGGATTGTTATTGCCCCAATTAATGACCGCACTTTTTCATTAAATGAAATCAGCGCCTCGCCTGCACTAGATTATGTCGGCATAGGCTTTGATGAAAATTACAATTGCTATTTACCACCAGTAAATCGCCATGCACTGGCAAAACTACCACACCAAAACGCACAACACGGCGGAATTCTGCATAGTCGTGCCAATATGGTGAGCTCCCTCTACGAAGGCGGCAAAGCATTATCTCGTATGGATATGCGTGCACTTTGCCTTAACTTAATTCAGTTTGGTGATGTGGGGCTTTTAAAAGTGCGTAATGGGTTTGGGCAAGTGGTGCGTCTTGTGCCGTTATCTAGCCTTTATTTACGCGTGCGTAAAGATGGCGGCTATTCTTATTTAATGAAAAAATCGCTTTATGATACCGCACAAGAAATCTATCGCTATGATGCGAAAGATATTATCTTTATTAAACTTTACGACCCTATGCAACAAGTTTATGGATCGCCCGATTATGTAGGCGGTATTCAATCAGCATTGCTAAATTCTGATGCGACAGTATTTCGCCGTCGCTATTTTAGCAATGGTGCGCATATGGGCTTTATTTTGTACTCCACAGATCCCGACTTAACCGAAGAAATGGAAGAAGAGATCGCAAGAAAGATCAGTGAATCTAAGGGAGTTGGAAACTTCCGTTCCATGTTTGTGAATATTGCGAACGGTCATCCTGACGGGTTAAAAGTGATTCCTATTGGCGACACTGGGACAAAAGATGAATTTGCGAATATCAAAAACATCTCTGCACAAGATGTGCTAACCGCACACCGATTCCCTGCAGGTTTAAGTGGTATTATTCCGACAAATACGGGCGGGCTTGGCGATCCGTTGAAATATCGTGAAGTGTATCACTATGATGAAGTAATGCCATTACAAGAGATTATTGCAGAAACAATAAATCAAGATCCAGAAATCAAAAACTTATTAAAAATTAAGTTCCGCGAACAAAATTTCGCAAAATAATTTTTGTTTTTAACCTGTACAAAAAGCCATTCATTGATATAATTATTTGCAGTTATTTTTGTGATGGCTTTGGGGAAAATGGCAAGAACAACAGATATTTACTGCGCTGTTTGCAATGCGAAATCAGCAATCGAAAGATCTGAACGGATACACAGTGAATTTACAAGATATTATTGTGCGTGTAAAAACCCCCTGTGCGGTCACAGATTTGTCATGAATATGGAATTTAGCCACACAACACGAAGTAGCAAATTAACTAAAGATAAATTACTTGAACTAGTTTTAAGCAAACTTTCAGAAGAAGAAAAAACTAATTTAAGGAAGATATTAGATGAATAAAAAGCCGCTAGAAATAGCGGCTTTTATTATGCAGAAAGTAATCTATTTGTTGCTAGTTGAGACAAAAAGTTACTTCTATTCTTATATTCTGGATGGGTGGCAATAAACTGATCAATGCGGTGCAGTAATAACGCTGGAACCGTAATATTAATTTTTTCTGCCTTACCCATTAAATGAGTTAAATCTACATCAACAACAGTGACAATAAAATCTTTATATTCGGGCTGATTAATATATTGTTCTATTGGGTTAGATTTAGGCAATTCTTCATCATCTTCTAACATCCCTTCAATGTGAAAAGAGATTGCTTCTTTTGCGTTTAACATCGCTTCTGATAAGGTATCCCCAGCAGAAAAACAGCCTGGCACATCTGGCACAGATACCACATAACCATCATTTACTTTTTCGATACAAATCGGGTATAACATTTTTTCTCCTATTCTTATAAGGGGGGCTTTACAGCCCCGCTTGTTTTTTAATGCTTTTTTCTAAATGCCCCAAGTCTTTCCTTGGGTGGGGAATCGTGACCGTTCCCTTTTTTGTAGGATGTTTGTATTGATGATGACTACCTTTAACTCTATCTAAATACCAACCGTCCTCTTCTATCATTTTTATTGCTGTTTTGCTATCCACTGTTTCTCCCTCTTGCCTTTCAATGGTGGTTATTATACCCACTTAAAAAAATAAAACAACTATTTTATAGGTATAATAACCACTTTTTTAAAAAATTATTGCAACATCTCTTTTTCTTTCATTTCATGCAACGACACATAAGACGATTTCAAACTGCCGTAAGGTGCTTTTGGCTCAAATAGCACCAGCATTTGCGGTTTATTGTTTTGGTCAGTTTCCTCGCCTGTTTCGTTATTGATGAAAGGAATACGAGAATTGGTGATATACACGATTTCTTTTGCATTACGCACACACATATCGAACCATTTTGTTGATCCGTCCACATTAAGCAACATCACCACCGTTTTGTTATGTAACACGCTTTGCGAAATAGCACGTAAGACAAAGGGCAACGGGTTACTATAAGGCGGATTCATCCAACAGTAACGCCCTTGCCAATCTGCTGTTAGCGTGTTTTGTTCTGGGGTGATAAAGTTTTTCACTTTAGTGTTGTGTTCCATGGCACATGTATCTAAATCAAATTTTATGTTGAAATATTGTTCTGCATAATGGAAAACCCACCAAGGTGTCGCCCATAAGTCTTTATCTGATTTTTTGGTATTGGATTTGTTCATTATTTTTACTCAAAGAATTGCTAATAACCACGAAAAAAGACCCACTACACCACCGATAAACCCTGCAGCAATCGCAAGCAGAATTAATTCAAAATAACCAGGCATATTACGTTGCTCAAGCCGTTCTATTTCTTTTGAAAAATAGCGACAAATAAGACGATTAGTTTCGCCTTGTGTTTTTACCCAACTTGCGGTTTGTTGCGATTGCACAGCAAGATCCCAGACTTGCGCTTGTAAATTTTTCAGATCAATTTGACCGCACTTTTTTACACGTTTTGCTGCTAAGATTCGGCTGATTTGTTTCTGTTTTCTTTTATTCATTGCGTTTTCTCCTATTGAATACGTTGTTTTTTATGAAAATTTTTGAGTTTTTGAAGGTTTCTTGGCACAGGGGAAAGGGACGTCATCATGTTTTGATTCCGTTTCACTAACTGCACATCGTTTTCGGTGAGTTCTAAGGCTGTATATTTATCTATGGTTAGCCGTTTATACTTGAATAAATAGTCTAATTTTTGTGCGCTAAGTGGTGTGCAGATCGGTTGTGTCAGTAATTTGATCTTTTGCTCAAGATTTGAGCGGTTACAGTTACTGACACAAGTCCAAGGCGCACTGCGTGCGCTATTGTTAGCGGTTGAGCTACGCTCAACCATAGATTCTGTGCGTTGTGCAAAATCTTGTGGGCGTTTTTTAATTTGCCATTTTTTGGTGCGTGAAATGACTTGTTTTAGGCTGAATCTATTCGCTAAACCAATAATGGCTTTGCGTTGTTCGCCATATTTATTAGCAGGTTTAGTTTCATAATCGAGCTTGATAGGTTGATCAGCACGTTTAGCAAGCGCACCACCTTGAATTTCCATATATGCCGCATAGTCATTCGCGATGCCTGCGGCTGCTTGGGCTTTATTGATAATTTCATCATCGGCTTGACCGCTGATTAATCGGCGCAATTCACGCCAAACACAAATGGATGCGCCGCCGTAGAATTGGAACTGACGAATGCCCCAACGGCTCGCCCATGCACGAACACGCAAGGCATTGTCGTGTAGGCTTAGTGTCGGGTCTTCATCTGACACTTCGCCAGCAAGGGCAAAACCGTCAATATTTTTCGCAATGTATTTGGCAATGTACGCCGTTGCGCTGCCTTTTGTTTTGTCGCATTTTTCCACTTTGCAGCGGTGTTCTGCTGCGCCTTTTTCATTGCCGTCTAATTCTAGGGCTTTTTGTTTAAATAAGCGGATGACTTCTTCTTTATGTTCTGCTGGCACATAAGCTAGCGCATGCCAGTGTGGCGTGCCGTCTTTGTGCGGCTCTGCCACTCGCATACCGTAAAATTTAATATTACGTTTCGACAATAACGCACGGAACTGTTGCCACACTTTGTTTAGATAATTTTGTGTCTCGCGTGGATTCACCCCCAACCATTTCTTATTGCCGTTTCCTGCGTGGAATGATGATGGCGCAGTGAGGGTTAAAAATAAGGCTTCATTGTTGTTTTCTTCTGCCCACTCTTCCAAACCACGCAAGCGCACCATCATTTCATTTCTGCGTAATGCTGGGTTAGAAGATGATTTCAAGAACATGTCGAAAAGCTCGACCTGTTCTTCTGGGTTGTCGATGTTCTCAATAATCATCGCACGCAAGTAATCGTGATTCTTGCGTTGTTGCAGTTGCCATTCTTGGAAACTTTGATTAGAGATATAACTGGCGGCATTGGCGCGCACCTCGCCACAGGCAATAGCGATATGCTCGACCATACGTTTTTGTATGTCTCGCATTTGCTTAAACCACCATTTTTCGCACGTCAAGCGAATTAAAGTGCTATCAATATGTTCGGCTTTGATGCGTTTGTCATTTTCTATTTTTTCCCAGTGAGGGATTTTGAAACCTGCAGAAAAGGCGATTTCGCCACACCATTTATAGAGCTGATAGAAATAGCCTTGAATGTCGCCCTCGTTGTCTTTTTCGATGCCATTTTTTAAAAAGTGGGAGCAATCACATTGAAATCGAATAAATGCCGTTGCCATTTCATACGCCATTTTTTTCAATTTGCTTTCGGTGATTAAATAGAAAGGTAATTGTTTTTGCTTTTGTTGGGTGCCTAACAGTCGAAAATGAAAACCGCTGTAATGTAATTCGTTGTAGTGTTTGGCAAGTTCTTCACGGGTTGGTACGGTGGAGAACTGCACGGCTTGTTGCATTTCATCTTTGACAGATAACAACCATTGTGGGGTGTTGATGAACGCTTGCAAAAAATCTACGTTCACGTTGTATTGTGAAAAGACTTTTTGTAAACGCACATCTAATACATTGCGCAAATAATCATTGGCATATCGACGTTGTTTATTGCCGAGGGCAAACACAATCGAGCCATCGTCTTTTACAGAGCGATAGGCTTTAAGATAAAGTTTACGGAAATATTCACGCTGACGTTGGCGTGGGAGGTTTTCAAGTTTTTGTTCGATAAACTCAAAATCAACAGGGTTTGTGGCGAATAATTCTAGCTGTAGTGGCGTATAGCAGCTTTCATCAAAAGGCAGTAAAGTGCGGTCAAATTTATGCCCATTTTCTGCGGCTTGATAACGTTCACAGGCAACCACCGCCATGTGTGCATTTTTGGCAGTGAGGTTGTTGTTGCGTTGTTGTTCCCACATTGATTGCATAGCTAATCTTCCCACATCCCAGCAATCGACCCTAATGCGCTTAAACGATCACATTTGCCGTCTTTTGCCCAACGGCATTCTTCAAATCGTTGATGTTCTTGATTGTCGTAAAATGAACTGATCGAATAGGCATATCCGCCAATCAGTGGGTATGGTTCATTAATAGCAAGCAAGCTCACATCCGCAAAAATATAAGCTTTAAAACCGTTGTTAAGACGGACTGGCGCACCTTGTAATGCTTGCTCTAGATTAAATTTAGTCATAAATATTTATTTTGTATGAATTAAATTAATAGATATGGGTAAAAAAGGGTTTATGCCTGTGCATAAGTGGCTTGAATTTCGGCGATGCGTGTTACTTCGCTGTGAATGGCGTGTAGCACGTTGCGCATATCTTCAAGAGTTTCTACTTTCTCATTCATCAATTCACAGTAAATCAGCTTGTCCAACAAGGAAGGTAAATCCTTACATACTGCGTCGCCTTTGCGCTGATAAGTGCCGTTTTCATTGAGTTCAATTTTGTACAGGATATAAACGTGGTTTTCGTTTAACTTAAGGGCATAACGTTCAGATAAATCAATAATGTGTTCTTGCATAAGAGTTTTCCTTAATGGGCAAATTTGGTGTAGTTGATCCAGTTGTCTCCAGCCGTAATATATTTGCTGAAATAATAATTTGCGGCTTCTTCATCGCCTTGGCGTTTTGCGTTGAGCCATTTTGCGTATAAATGACAGGCTTCTTTGTGCCAGCGATCAGCATATTTTTTGATAATGGTTCGGTTTTTCGTTGCCATTATTTCCCCCTTGTGTGTGGGTCGATATTGTAAAAATCACGACGGGTTAAAGCGTGCGGAAAAGGCGTGCGAAGTGCTGACATGGCGTGAAATGCTTTGGTTAATTTATCAATGCCTTTTTCGTTGTAATGCCATAACTTATCGCCAGTCAGATCGGGCGAGATGTAATCTTCAAAAGGTTCAATATCTGCTAACGCTTTTAACATGCCTTTTTGCTCATCGGAAAGATGATTAAAAGCGCGTTCAGTGGGATATTTACTCAAGCCCATTTCATGCAAGGTTTCTTCGCTATTTCTTGCTTTCGACATGGGCACACCGTTTAAACGATGCCATTTTTCTACCGCACTTTCGTTTTCAGACACATACATTGCCGCGCCCTCGCTTTTTTATTTACCTGTTTTGTTGTATGCTTGCCCTAAATTGAATAAACGATTACTTAATTTAAGGAGTTCAGAAGATGAACGATCAGATGCAAAAAACGCTTCAAGATATGCAAGCACAGATTCATCAGCAGCATTTACAACTGGCACTTCAAGAACGCGTGATGGGTTGCCTTTTGCGTGGACTTGCACGTCACCCTGATGTGATTGATGATGTAGAGAATGAGCTTCACGCACTGATTGCTTCAGTGAAGCAAACAAATCCCGAATTGCTTGATGTTCTGCTCCCGTATATTGGGAAGTTGTCTCATCGTTATTAGCTTGTTTGCGTGGGCAGTTTTCACGCCATTTCGCAAAAATCGCCGAAAGCTGCTGATGATCTTGAGTGGTATCTCGCTCGACTTCTGCCTGATACTGAAGAATAGCGAATCTTTCTTGAATTTCTTCGTTGGTTAAATTGTGTTTCTCGCAATATTCTTGAAAGAAAAACGTGAATGATGATTTAGTCATTGTCTTCCCCTTATAACTAAAATCTTTTGGAAATTACTCACAATCCTTGTAAGGATTGTTCGCTGCTTCGCAGCCGTTGGCATAGCCAACGTTCAAAAAACCTTGTTTTTTGTGACCGCACTTTTGTGTGGTTTTTTATTCTTGTTTTGCCGCCTGTTTGGCAATCGCGATTAAATTCACTAACACTGAACCTCTTTCCGCTTTTTTATCTGCAATAGGCAGTTCGCCTGCCGCTCTCATCTTTCGCACTTTGTCTAACGAAAGCCCAGTAAGCTCAGCATATTTCTTCAACGTGACGTAAGGCGCGTGGATCTGTACATTTATACAAATTGCATTTTGGCCGTTCATTGCTTAAACTCCTCTATCTGTAAATAATGGTATATATTACCTTTGGGTCATTTGACCCCTTAAATATACTTCGGGTCATTTGACCCTGTCAATAAAAATATTAAGGTCAATTTGCTAAATGAAAGAATTTATCGGTGGCAAGGATGTTATTTCTCGCATAATGGAAGCGTATGGTTTTGCGAATAGAAAATTATTAGCTGAACATCTTGGAATGCCTCACAGTACCTTTGGCACTTGGGCTAAACGTGGTTTTTTCCCTGCAGAATTAGTGATCCGTTGCGTGAAAGAAACGGGCGCAAGATTGGATTATGTGGCCTATGGAAATGAGCCGATTTTCGATAATTCAGACTACCTGAAATATTTTCATGCAATAAAGCTAGAAAGCGGAAAATCTTTCATAATGGAAAATAAACCCTTTCTTTTGCCTTACTTACCGAATTTAGACAGCCGTGAAAGTTATGACAAAGTGTTTCGTATTGATGAAGACAATCGCACCTACTTTGCCACTAGCGATTACGGCAATTTAGTGGATGGCGAATACTTCGTCATCGTCGAAAACTCCCATCTTATCCGTTATATCACTGTGTTACCTGCAGGAAAAATCCGTGTGGACGGTGGCAAATTCAGTTTTGAATGTGAATTGAGTGATATTGATGTGGTGGGGAAGGTGATTCTTAAAATGGAGAAAATGTAATGAAAAAATTAATTTCAACAGTTTTAATTGCAAGCTCATTCTTTATGGTTGCCAATATGGCAGATGCGCGTGGGCGTGAGCCTTGCTCAGGTAAAAAAGGCGGCGTTTCGCATTGTTCCGGTGGCAAGTTTATTTGTAATGATGGATCGGTTTCTCGTTCTAAACAGATTTGTAGAAGATAGGTAAATAATATGCGTAAAATATTTTTGCTTGTTTTAATCCTCATTTCTTCCAACTCTATATTAGCGTTCAGCCATTCTAAAGAACTTTTTATTAGCAATTCTCTTGAATATTTTAAGAATTATGTATTGAAGAGTAATAAAAGCCATGTTTCTGGCAATGTTTTATCGGTAGATGAAATTTATTCAGACTATACAAATAATGAATTGGCAGCTAATAAAAAATATAAAGATAAAAATTTGAGAATAAAAACAACCATTAATCAGATTAAAGAAGATGCTTTTGGCAACGCCTTTATCATATCAAAAATAAAAAATTCAATGATTGGAAGTGCTCATTTTAAAGTCAATGAGAAAGATCCTAAAATTTTAGAATTATCAAAGAACGATACTGTTGATTTGATGTGTAAGTTTGATGAGTTTTCTTTAGATTCGCTTAGTTTTAATCAATGCATATTTACCGAACAATTCTTAGATAAAATCTTAAATCCCATAAAAGAAAATTTGTTAAAGGCAGATAGCCAGGATTATAAACCCCAATCACAAATGGAGGGTATGCTGTCGCTCATAGCAACTGATTTTCCCGATGATGTTCTTAATAAAGTTTGTGAAAATGATGTAAAAAACTGCAATATGGATAATATAAAGAAATCAAAATTTTACCCTAAGACTAAAAGTAAAGAATCAAATGATCTTGACGCCCACATGAAAACACTTATTGATAAATATGGTAAAGAGTGGTTTAAATCTTTACCTAAATTTCCTGAAGTTGAGTAATGGCAGTTCGCAAAGACACAAAAAACGGTAAATGGCTTGCGGAAGTTTATGTAAACGGCAAGCGGTTACGCAAATGGTTTTTAACCAAAGGCGATGCGCTACGTTTTTACAATCAAGCCAAAGAACAAACGACAAGTGCGGTTGATTCCGTACAAGTTTTGGAATCAAGCGACTTGCCCGCATTAAGTTTTTATGTGCAGGAATGGTTTGATTTGCACGGTAAAACGTTGTCAGACGGTGAGGCACGTTTAGCCAAACTAAAGAACTTGTGCGCGAACTTGGGCGATCCGCCTGCCAATGAATTTAACGCTGAAATCTTTGCCGACTACCGCAAACGCCGCCTTGATGGGGAATTTTCGGTAAATAAAAACAATCCCCCGAAAGAAGCCACAGTAAACCGTGAACACGCTTATTTGCGGGCGGTGTTTAACGAACTGAAATCATTGCGAAAGTGGACAGCTGAAAATCCCCTTGACGGTGTGCGCTTATTTAAAGAACGAGAAACAGAACTAGCGTTTTTATATGAGCGGGATATTTACCGTTTATTAGCTGAGTGCGATAACTCCCGCAACCCTGATTTGGGCTTGATTGTACGAATTTGTTTGGCAACTGGTGCACGTTGGAGTGAGGCGGAAACACTGACCCAATCACAAGTTATGCCGTATAAAATCACGTTCGTGAATACGAAATCAAAGAAAAATAGGACCGTGCCGATCAGTAAAGAATTGTTCGATATGCTACCGAAAAAGCGTGGCAGATTATTCAATGATGCTTACGAATCCTTTGAAAATGCTGTTTTGCGTGCTGAAATTGAGTTACCCAAAGGGCAACTAACCCACGTTTTGCGCCATACGTTCGCCAGCCATTTTATGATGAACGGTGGGAATATTTTAGTGTTGAAAGAAATCCTCGGTCATTCAACTATCGAAATGACGATGCGTTATGCGCACTTCGCCCCTTCGCACTTAGAAAGTGCGGTCAAATTCAACCCGCTTTCTAATCCTGCACAGTAAAAAGGGATTGTTTTTCAAAAAATCCCTTGTACTTTTTCCTCTATTTTACTGGCGATTGGCTGGCGGTTCTGTCTTATATTTACCTTTATATGCCCTTATTTGCACGAGCAAGCAATTAATGTTGCTATAAGTTATTGTTTATACTGGTTTAACTATGGTATTTAAAATCCCTCGCCTTTCGAGGCGTGCCAGTTCAAGTCTGGCTTCGGGCACCATCTAATTCCAAACCAATAATCAGTACCTAGTCCAATACTTAACTTTAATTTTTAATTATCGTTAGGTGAGGAATTATGGACTTCTCTTCTATTTCTAAAAAACCTTATATTATTACTGTCGCTTGTACTAAAGGCGGTTCTGCAAAAAGTACAAATGCTGCCAATATTGGTGCGTTCTGCGCTGACCACGGTTTAAGAACTCTTCTTATTGATACTGATACTCAACCAACCTTAAGCTCTTATTATGCTTTAACTGAAGAAGCTCCCGGTGGTATTTATGAGTTTTTAACCCGTCGTGATATTGAACCTTCCCATATCATTTCAAAAACATCCATTCCAAATTTGGATTTAATTCAATCAAATGACCCATCAAACAATGTAAGTCAAACTCTACGTAATGCCCCTGATGGTGCAATTCGATTTAGTCACTTAATTAAAAACATTGATGATTATGATGTTATTGTGGTTGATACTCGAGGTACTAGAGACATTACTGTCGATATGTCTGTCTTAGCAGCTGACATCCTATTCTGCCCTATTCTTCCACACATTCTTTCTGCGAAAGAATTTATCCGTGGAACTATCGGAATGTATCAAGATTTAGAAACCTTTGAATCATTTGGCTTCAAATTACCACCTCTCAAAGCTATCGCAAATTGCGTTGATAATACTAATGACGTGAAATTTGTACTCAATCAATTACACGTACTCTTTGAAACCAATTTTGATGAAAGCAAAACCTTCCTTGATTTTTCAATCCCTGCGCATGTGGCATATAGAGAAGCTGCAACTTATTCATTGCCAGTTTATCGCCATAGCCAGGCTGAATATCCTGTTATCAAAGAACTGTGTTGCTTGTTACTCCCTCAATTCAAAACACTTTTTGATAAATCAATGAAAAAGGAAGGCTAATATGACTGATAAACTTATTGCTTCTATTGAAGCAGAAAGTGCGGTCATTGGTGCTCTCATTATTGATAATGATAAATTTGATGAGATCGCAACTTTACTGCGCTCTGATGATTTTTATGTCTCAGCTCATAAAGTATTGTTTGAAGGTGTTAGCCATCTATTAACACAAGGAAAACCCGCTGATATTTTAACTTTGGAACAATATTTCAAAGATAAAAAACTGATTGATCAGATAGGGGGATTAGCATATCTAGCAGAAGTTATTCATAATACTCCTTCTGCATCAAATATCACTGCGTATGCTGAGATTATTTCTCGTTATAGCAAACAACGTCGTTTTTTGACCCTGGGCCAGTTTATTGTAACTGAAATGCAATCTTCAAAAGATGAAATTGAATTAACTTCTTTTGAGGAAAGTGTTGATAAGCAATATACCAATATTGTCATCGAACAAGAGACGGATGGTGTTGCTGATCTTAATGCCAGTTTCGAGAGAATCCTTTCTCGCATGGAAACTTCCTCTATTAATGCCGATCCAGTTAGTGGAACACCAACTGGCATTATTGAATTAGATAGAGCAACAACAGGCGGTCAACCAGGAGAACTTATCATTATTGCAGCCCGTCCAGCAATGGGTAAAACAACCTTTGCACAAACGATTGCCGCAAGTACGTTAGATAAATTTCCTGACAGCCCTATCCAATTTTACAGTCAAGAAATGCCAGCTGATCAACTATTAGAGCGTTTTATGGCAATGCGCTCTCGCGTCAGCTTGCAATCTATCCGTCAAGCGACTGAGCTTGAAGAGGAAGAATGGACTCGCCTTGCTAATGCAATGGGGACAATTAAAAAAGACTGGAAAGGTCGTTTGTTAATTGATGATGAAGCTTCTTTAACACCTCATCGTTTACGCGCCAAAGTACGTAAAAACACTCGTCTATACGGCAAACCTAAAGCGATTTTCATTGATTATATCCAACTAATGAGAATTGGAAATAAAACTGAAAATCGCAATTTAGAACTTGCCGAAATATCCAATGATTTAAAGAAATTAGCCAAAGAAACTGGATGCCCAATTTATGCATTATCTCAACTAAACCGAGGTTTAGAAAATCGAGCTAATAAGCGTCCAATCAATGCCGACTTACGTGACTCCGGCTCTCTTGAACAAGATGCTGATGTCATCATTCATCTTTATAGAGATGAAATCTATAACCCTGACACAGAAGATAAAGGCATTGCGGAAATCATCATTGGTAAACAGCGTAATGGCCCGTTAGCCACAGTAAAAACACTGTTTCAAGGTCAATACAGCCTTTTTGAGAATTTAACGACACAGGATAGATATTATGAATAA